AAAGCGCTTGTGTCTCTGCGCGTGTGATCATGCGTCGTTACCTCCAGAAATTGGCCGCGTCGCGCGAAAGCCGACGCTGACATATTCGCCGTGAAGCAGTGCCGCGTAGAGCGCAAAGGCGCCGGCGTCCTTCCCGCTTCGGCATCCGCCGCCGCGTATCAGCCCACGATCGTCCCAAACCAGCCGCTGCGTGCCGGCCTTGGGATACAGGCCCATGCCGGATGTCCGTGGCTCACACGGAGCCGTCATAACGCTTGGCGAATCCGCGTCCACGATGCCGGTAACGCCTTCCGGACCGCCTTGAACGTCGTCATACACCCACGACCAGGCATTCCCTCCGAAGTCGCACAGCGCTTGCCCGTTGGACAGCGTCTTCCACCGCGACTCTGCCGCGTCTTCCGGCTGGTACATTCCCGATACGGGAGCCAAAACGCTGCGCTTCCGGAGTCCCTGCTTTAGCTTGCCCTGGCCGAACTGGCCGCCGGTCCAGTTGGCATTCTGTCCCGCCGCGTCGTGCGCGATCGCCAACCATTGCGTTTCGGTGATCAGCGACCAGCCAGCTGCCCGGCAAGCCGCCAGAGCGGCGAAGTACGAGACGCGAACCCACGGCGTGTGGAACACTTGCGAGGTCGCGCAGTTGCGGCGGCAGGTTGCCGGGCTGCACAGGAATGCCGATACTTCGAACGGCGGGACGACGAGCCCGCACGGAAGGTTAGTTTCGGGAACGCGAATGAAGGCGTGTTCCATTTTGTTGTCCCTATGTGGTTGTGGGCGCCGGTCTCTCCCGGCTTGTCGCGGTTCTTTCGTCTGTTGCCGTTACGCTGGCCGATGCTTCTCGGCGCCAGTCCCGATTCTGCCGGCCGCGTCAGTTTTCCCGCTGACCGATGGCCCTTATCAAGGCGACCGAAAACCCGCGTCGCGCCGGGTGCGGCCGGCAGGTTTCAGCTTTCGCGCCGCGCGTTTTGCTCGCGGCGAGCGATGTGCTTGCCTTCGTCGATGCCGGAATAGAACGCGTCGCGGCGAGGATCGCCAGGCTTGTACTCGTGCTTTATCGGGTGCGCCGCAAAGACGTACAGCAGGAACGCCTTGACGCCGGCGCGGTATTGCTCGCTGCGGGCCTCGCGCCCGCTGGGGAAGGCTTCGGAGAAGAGCCTCTCGGCGAGAAGAACGCCGCCTGGTTGGTCGATGTGGGGCATGTGGTGGCTCCGTGTTGGGGTGATGAATGACACGATACCCGCCTATGGGTGGCATGTCAATCCGTATATGGGTATTCATCAGCAAAAAAAACCGTCTCAAAGACGGGCATGTCAATCCGGGGATTCGATCACCACCTGAAGCTCGCCAGCCGCTCAGCAATAGCAATCATGCCGAGAACGACCATGGTGATGATGATCGCCGCAGGAATGGTCGCAAAAGCCAGCTTGACCATGAACTCGACCATCGACCAAAAAGACATGTGAACGTCGGTGACGACCACGCGCATTGGGCCGCTGCCTGTCCGGGAAGACTCCAGCGGCGCCGGCAATTCTTCGCCTGGGGACGATGGCGGAGCACTCCGCCCGGCGTCTGAATTGTGCGGTGTCTCGGGTTTCTGCTCCTGCGCAACGAAGGCGCTTGCAGTGTAATCTGGTTCCGGAGCGAGCCGGGAACGCCTGGGGGGAGTGGTCTGGATGTCCATAACAGAACGCTATCACGGTTTATTCTTCGTGGCACTTGCAGCCCTTGATCGCGCGCAGTCGAGTCCGGGTTAGTCGTTGCTCTCGCTGCGCGGTCCGAAATCCTTCTTGCGGGTCGCCTTCCGCGCGAGATCGATCAGTATCTCTCGAACTTCCTGTGACGCGTCTCGATAGCCCTGTAACAGCTCGCGCTCATCGAGGGGAGGCTCATTCACCGACAGGACGGTGACCGGGGCCGCCTGGCCATACTCTTCGGCGGGATCCGCCAGCAAGTCTCTTGCGGATCGCCCGAACGCCTTGGCAATCAGATCAAGATTATGCACGGTGAGATTGCCGTCAGCGTTGCGCGCGCGCTGAACCGTGCCAAACCCTACACCGGCGGCTTTGGCCACCTTCCCGAGCGTGTCACGGCCTGGATAGGATGCCATTAGCTCAATCAAGTTGCGACTGATGATGTGCGCTATAGCCATTTCTGGATAGTCGCAAATGCGCAAATCAATGTGTGGGTATTGCGCAGACCCACATATGGGTATAGGATTCGCAGCCATGATCACCTCTCCCCCCATCTACGAGTTTGTGATGGCCAATTTACGGGCCAAGGCCATCCCACAGCGCACGGTCGCCGCTTGCAGCGGCGTGCCGTATTCGACGTTGACGAAGATCGCTCAGGGAAGCATCAAGGAGCCCAGCGTGCACACCATTCAGCGGCTCGCCGACTTCTTCGCCAAGCAGTCGCCCGCCAGCCGGCCCGACCATGTCGAGCAACAGCAGTCCGCCGCATGACCGGCCACCCCATCTCCTTGGCGCGGTCGGCGTCGTCCATCAGCGCACCGCCTGGAGGTTGGCGCGAGCGGTGATGGCCTCGAGGCGCTGACTCATGGCCTTGAGTTCCTTCGTGGCCAGGATGAACTGCTGCTGCAGAGCCTGCACTTCGTCGGCCGGCGTTACCGGGTCGGGCTGTGAGTAGCCGCAGATGGAGGCGATGTAGTGCATCGCGGCATGGCATTCGATCTCCCTGCCGATGCGCAGCAGGTGAAGCATTTCGGTCTCGTTGAAGTGCTGGCGGCGGTCCGGGTTGAGGCAGTCGCTGATCTTGCTCGCGGCCTGGTCGACGGGGAGCGATGGCCACAGCTTGCAGCCGACGATCTTGGAGCCGCCAGCCGCGCGGATGACTTCGCGCAGGGCGTCCTGGATCGACTCGTGGAAAAGCGCTTGTTGCATGGCGAGACCTTTCGTGGGCTTGTACGTGGCTGTACGAAAAATCCGGACAGCCTTCGTACAGGCGGTGGGCTATCGTTTCTTCGTGCCGTTCGGCTCGGCCAGAGGAGTACCCCAATGCAGATAGAATCCAACTTCCACGCTTTCATCCACCCGCACAGGAGCACCCATGGCCATAGCTTCCGACGACTACAACGCGCTGACTACCGCACTCGGCGGGCTCTGCTTCGCACTGACAAGACGGCTGCCCGCAGCAGAACGGCAGCCGCTGCTGAACGACCTGGTTGCCATGGCGCACGCCAGGAACACAACAGGCGATCTGCGCGGCGGGACGATGCTCCTCGATATGGCAGCGGCTGTTGCGTCTGCCATGGCCGGCGACGGGCGCCAACGACAAACCACCTGGAGTCCACCCAGCGGTTGAAAGACTTCTGGAGTTCGTTGAGCACGCGCGTTCCTTTCCGAAAAAAAAGCCCTCTCCGCGTCTGTCAGGACGCGGAGAGGGATGGAAGCCGCGCCGGCGTGGAGACGTCGCCGGGCGGTTGGAGGAGATGGGGTGGCCTGTCATGCGGCGGACTGCTGTTGCTCGACAAGGTCGGGCCGGCTGTCGGTCGCCTGCTTGGCGAAGAAGTCGGCGAGCCGCTGAATGGTGTGCACGCTGGGCTCCTTGATGCTGCCCTGAGCGATCTTCGTCAACGTCGAATACGGCACGCCACTGCAAGCGGCGACCGTGCGCTGTGGGATGGCCTTGGCCCGTAGGTTGGCCATCACAAACTCGTAGATTGGCGGAGAGGTGAACATGCGCAACAGTCTATCGCCGTCTATGGCTAAACGCAATAGCCGCATACGGCTTTCGTTTTTGGTGACAATCCAGAAATGGATATAGCCAAGATCATTGCTGGCAATCTGACGGCCTTGATGGAGTCGTATCCAGGCCGGGAAACGCTGGAAAAGGTCGCGCATGTCTCCGGCGTCGGGTTCAGCACGGTAAGGCGCGCGAAGAACGGGGATGGCAATCTCACCGTGCAGAATCTTGATCTGATCGCCAAAGCGTTTCGGCGATCCGCAAAAGACTTGCTGGTGGATCCCGCCGAAGAATATGGCCCGGCGGCACCGGTCACCGTCCTGTCGGTGCATGAGACTCCCCTCGATGAGCGCGAGCTGTTACAGGGCTATCGAGACGCGTCGCAGGAAGTGCGAGAGATACTGATCGATCTCGCGCGGAAGGCGACTCGCAAGAAGGATTTCGGACCGCGCAGCGAGAGAAACGACTAACCCGGACTCGACTGCGCGCGATCAAGGGCTGCAAGTGCCACGAAGAATGAAACGTGATAGCGTTCTGTTATGCATAGCCAGACCACTCCCCCCAGGCGTTCCCGGCTCGCTCCGGAACCCGATTACACTGCAAGCGCCTTCGTTGCGCAGGAGCAGAAACCTGATACACCGCACAACTCAGCCGCCGGGCGGAGTGCTCCGCCATCGTCCCCAGGCGAAGGGTTGCCGGCGCCGTTGGAGTCTTCCCGGACAGGCAGCGGCCCGATGCGCGTCATCGTCACCGACATTCACATGTCCTTTTGGTCCATGGTCGAGTTCATGGTCAAGCTGGCTTTTGCGACCATTCCAGCGGCGATCATCATCACCATGGTCGTTCTCGCCATGATTGCTATTGCCGAGCGGCTGGCGAGCTTCAGGTGGTGATCGAAACCCCGGATTGACATACCCGTCGGCAAGGCGGTTTTTTTTCGCTGCGAATAGCCGTTTATGGCTTGACACGGTAGCCGCCTATGGCTACAGTGTACTGCATCAACCAACCACGGAGCCACCACATGCCCCACATCGATCAACCCGGCGGCGTTCTTCTCGCCGAAAGGCTCTTCTCCGAAGCCTTCCCCAGCGGGCGCGAGGCCCGCAGCGAGCAATACCGCGCCGGCGTCAAGGCGTTCCTGCTGTACGTCTTCGCGGCGCACCCGATCCGGCACGAATACAAGCCTGGCGATCCGCGTCGCGACGCGTTCTATGCCGGGATCGACGAAGGCAAGCACATTGCACGCCGCGAGCAAAACGCGCGGCGCGAAAGCTGAATCCTGCCGGCCGCACCCGGCGCGACGCGGGTTTTCGGTCGCCTTGATAAGGGCCATCGGTCAGCGGGAAAACTGACGCGGCCGGCAAAATCAAGCGCGAGGAATCGCAGATCACAGCGAGGATGCCGCTTGCTGGACCAGCACAGCTTGGCTGGCGTAACTGGATAACGAAAGCCCAGCGACAAGCCGGGAGAGACCGGCGCCCACAACCACATAGGGACAACAAAATGGAACACGCCTTCATTCGCGTTCCCGAAACTCACCTTCCGTGCGGGCTTTTCGTTCCGCCGTTTGAGGTATCGACATTCCTCTGCAGCCAGGATCAGGAATCACGCGTTCCTCGAGCGGCCTCGCACGTGGCCCACACGCCGTGGGTGCGCGTCTCGTACTTCGCCGCACTGGCCGCTTGCCGGGCGGCTGGCTGGTCGCTGATCACCGAGCAGCAATGGCTGGCGATCGCGCACGACGCGGCGGGACAGAATGCCAACTGGACCGGCGGACAGTTCGGCCAGGGCAAGCTGAAGCAGGGACTCCGGAAGCGCAGCTTTTTTTTTCCTGTATCGGGAATGTACCAGCCGGAAGACGCGGCGGAATCGCGCTGGAAGACGCTGTCGAACGGGCAAACGCTGTGCGACTTCGGTGGGAATGCCTGGTCGTGGGTGTATGACGACGTTCAAGGCGGTCCGAAAGGCGTTACCGGCGTCGTTGACGCGGACTCTCCAAGCGTTATGACGGCTCCGCGTGACCCAAGAACTTCCGGCATGGGCCTGTATCCCAAGGCCGGAACGCAGCGGCTGGTTTGGGACGATCTCGGGCTGATACGCGGCGGCGGATGCCGAAGCGGGAAGGACGCCGGCGCCTTTGCGCTCTACGCGGCACTGCTGCACGGCGAATACGTCAGGGTCGGCTTTCGCGCGACGCGGCCAATTTCTGGAGGTCACGACGCATGATCACACGCGAAGAGACACAGGCGCTGC